AATCTTATCTCTCCTTTTGTTTTTTTTTTATTTTATAGGGCTAAGAATAAATCCTAGCCCCATTTTGATTTTATCAATTAGCCCTCAGTAGGCTCAACTACAGTTACTTCGCAAGTATCTGTATATGTCTGTCCACCAGATACAACAGATGCTGTAATAGTAGCTGTTCCGGTTGCAACACCAGTAACTACACCATTATCAACAGACGCTGTGCTAGAAGCAGACGTAGTCCACTCAACATTACCTGTAGCTCCAGTTGGAGACAATGTAGCAGACAATGTTACACTCTTACCAATCTCAACAGTAGCTGTTGAAGGAGCAACACCAATACCTGTAACTGTTACGTCACCACCCATAATGCTCTTGATTTCGTCTGGAAGTGGGAGACGAGGCTCTGTATTATCAGTTCCAAACAAGATTCCCTCAAGCTCAGCAAGCTTTGCTGGATCAGCTGTCGTTGAATTGATAATAAGATGTGATGTAGGGTCTGCGCCTGTTACAGCAACAGGAGTTGTTGAAACCTCCCAAGACATTGTTGAAGCTTCTGGTGAATCATTTACAGTAGCTCTTGATTTCTCACTAGGAGAAGCCTTTGCTCCGTAGATGATGTGAATGAGATAACCATACTTATTAAGCAAGTTATCATTTCCAAGAAGTGTTCTGTACGCAAGACCGAAACCTCTTCTTGACTGCTGTGTAATAGATACACCTGTCGCAAGCTCTGCAGTTCCGTCGCACTCGTCGAACTCTACAGGACTCTGGAATGCCTCAATAGTAGCTCCAAATTCCTCAACTGAGAACAAGTCAAGATACTTGATGTTGTCAGCATACTGTGGATTAGACTCAGCACCTGAAGGTGACTCAGTAACGGTTGTTACACCATCCCAAGCTACACCCTTACCGTATGCACCAAGATCTGTCTTCTTATAAAGTGTTACGTGGTCGATACCAGTTTCATAGAATCGTTTTCCTTCCTGATCCCAAATTAACTTAGCCATATCTTTTTTCCTCCTTAATAATAAATACTAAATGCATCATAATTCATATTATCCTTAGTGTAAAATCTTTCATGTCTACAATAAGGAAGCAAAGAAGCTCGTTGAACATATTCGCTATCTGGATTTTTATCCACAATAACAAACGAATATCTAGTATAACGTTTGTATTTTATATTATCCGCGTTTTGATGCTCTATTGAAGTTCTTGAATAGATTAGAGCTGGGTACTGAATTTTTAGATTCGATGGTGGTTGAAAATATACGTTGGGTATACCTATCTCTTTTCGAAATAGTTTACCTAACTCAACTCTCCTGTTGTTCATTGTACATACCTCCAATATTCAGTATTAATCTTGGATATTGTAGCTCTACGTTCTCAATCTTCCATTTAACATTTTCATTAACATTATTAAATATAACGTATTTCATATTGTGAAAATTCTCATAGGCATATGGATCCGCCACAATGCTTATACTATTAGACATTGTTACATTGTCGTTAAGATATTCAGAAGGTTGATTTCTCATCATATGGCGTAAAACATCACCATAATATTTTCGTTCTTTAATCTTAGGTTCGTATACATCGTTACCAACATCGACAGTCTCGCAGAATCCTATTGTTCCAAAAAATTTAGCCATTTTGAATTTCCTTCCTAACTAACAAATTGTTATAAATTTCTTCATAACATATTTGTCCTTATTTGGTTCGGATGCTATTGTATAATATTCTTCGTTTTCGTCAATGAGCGTTAACTTGTAACCCTCTTCAAGAACATTAACAATATTATCCCCTTTTTTTGGTTCATTTCGAACATTAAGACGTTTACAATTAACCTTACCGACCAAATACTTAACTTCAACCGGCTCTACTACTGGTCCGTCAACTACGTCATGTTCCTCGAAAGTTTTTTTAAAATTCTTATTACGATTTCTTCCCATCTTGTTCCTCCGCTGTAGAATTTAAATTACATATTATAGACTTCGTGCATATGCTTTATTTTAGCCGATTCGGTTAGATATAACTTACATATATGCTCGTACTGTTCATTTATCCAATCTGGCATGTTCTGATTATAACTATTCATAAGTCTTGAATAGTATTCTTCTAACATTTTAAACAAACTTGTAGCGTGAGAAAGTTCTGCAGAGCTCATATCTACGAACATTTTAGCCCAGCTAGGATTCATAGCTCTAACCTCGGCTGCCATTTTTATATATGCTATAGAACCTTCTAATTCCTCTGTTATATTATCTATAAAATAATCTAAATTCATAATATCCTCCTAGAAAAAAGAGGGACGCGGAAGAACCACGACCCTCTAGTAGTTTATCCAGACACAGTAGCTGCAGGTGATCCAGTTCCAGCCCAAGCTACGAATCTACCCATCTGACTCAGTATATACTGAGACTGATTGGCATTGTCGATAGCGTTCTGAGCAGTAACCAATTTGGCCTGAGTGTCAGATAAACGGTCTTCCAACATCTGTGTCTTAATCGAGCAGCAACAAGAGTCCATTTTAGAACCAAGTTCCTGAAGCTGATTTGATAGCACGTTTGTCTGATTCGTGATCTGAAGTCCAAGGTTATTAAATCCCTGAATCGCATTTATCAGATTTGAATCATTCTGCTGACGGATTGCATCTGTCTGCTGAGCGACAACCTGAGCTATATCAAATCTAGATTGAGACAGCTGATTAGCCATGTCGGACATCTGTAGCTGCTGAGTTTGAGCATTCTGACTAAGTGCGAACTCTGCATTGTTTCCGCCATATCCGAATCCGCCATTATTTAACAACAATAGAGCGAATACCCAGAAAAAGCCATTAGAACCAATGCCGTCGTTTCTATCAGCCAATGCTAACACATCAGAGCTAGATAAACCGCTTTCATTCATGCCGATTCCTCCCTTTCTTAATATTTATATAAACCATATTGGTCTATATACTGTTATAAATATTTTTCATGTTATCTATCATGCTATTAATGTTTGAATTTGGAAATCTTTTCTGTAACTCATTATAAACAGCTTTTTCAGCACTACCATTAGCTTGTATCTGCTCTACAACTTTACCAAATGAAGGATTTGTCTCAGCCAATGTCCTCAGCTGATTTGGATCCTGCATCATTTTTATTGTCTTTCCAAGACTTCTTATTTGATCGATTTGGTTGTTTTGTATCTGTGGATGATTGTTTGAGTTCTGATAAAATGTTTGCCATATACTGCTTGACATCGGCCATCTCTCCTTTTAAATCGTTGAAATCATTTTTAGTTACAAACATGTCTTCCATTTTAGGTTCCGGTTCTTCAGTTAATCTATATCTAACTATAGATTTATTACCAAAACCATCAGTATCGACAATATACATAATATCGTCATCTTTATCGAACAAAGCCGTCTTGGAATTATTTCGGGTCATATAATTCCTCGCTTCAGACATGCCTGATACAAAATGTAAATCAGAATTCATCGATAATAAATTTCCATTTTGATTTTGCATAGATAACATAATTATCCGCTCCTTTTATCTGACAAGTTACTATTATTTAACCTTAATTCTTGTTCCTTTTTTATTATTTTTATATGTATACCAATAACCAGGCTTAGTACTCTCCCTACTTGCAATGACAGCGGAACCGATTACTCCGTATAACATACTATTCACCATCTGCTTGTTTTGAGCTTGTATGCCTGAGTCAAGTTTATCCAGCGGTTCTTTAAAAATAGACCCAGACGTATTATCGACTATATATTTTCCTAAATCAGATATAGCTTTAGTGTTTGTATTTAAAACGTCCAAGTTTGCTGACATTTTTGAAGTATCTCGGTCTTTATTTTTAAATTTTTCAATGTTTCTATTAGTTCGATCTTTAACAAATTCATTATTAACTCTTTCACTATCAAGAATGTTTAAATATCTAGCAGCTTTTTTACTATTTAGTTTATTTTTGGATATAGCTTTGTCTACTTTCTTGTTTATTTTTCTTATAGTTCTGGAAGCTTCTCCGCCAGTTCCTTTAGCAAATCGTCCAAGCTTATCGTGATTCTTGTTGTAATGCATTAAGTAATTTGTTTCATAAATCATTATTTATAACCTCCTATTTTTTCTTTCCTAGACCAGTGAATTTTTCAAACATTCGCTTATTATATTCTTTATCTGAATCAAGACCAAAAGTTTTCATAAATTTATCGCTCTCGCCCATTTTTTTAGCAATATATGCTCCAACCATTATAGTAGTCGCTGTACTTAGTACGGTTTTTGCCGTATCTTTACCAACATTGGATAATGTCTGACTGACTGCAGCTTTTCCAGGCTTAGATAATCTCTTATAATTATTTTCCAAATTAATTCTATCTATTCTTGCCTTTAATTCCTCACTAGACAACTTACTTTTTCTAGAGTAGTTAGTTGTTGAACTTGGTCTATTAGTTGAATTTTGATTTTGTTGAATTCCTCGAACTTTATTGTATTCGGCTCTAGCTCTTAACATTTCTGTCTGTCTTTTAACTTTAGCTAATTCTTTTCTATGGGCTTCTTCTGGATATTCCTTATATTTTTTATAACCATATTTTGCGGCTTTTTTTAAACCACGTCCTGCAGTCTTTAATGCACCCATGACACCTTTACCCTTGGAGAATTGTCCTGTTCTTGGATCGTGATTCTTATTATAATGCATGATATAGTTTGTTTCGTAAATCATTTAAACATCCTCCTTATTTATGAGTTAATTTAAGTGCGTTTTTCATCATATTTATCAAATCATCAGTTTCTGATATATCCACATCATAATTAGCTGATATAGAAGATATAATATCGTCTATTTCTTTGATTGTTTTTGGTCCTAATTGTTGGGACGTGAAACCATCACCTATGTCTCGTTCGCCAATTCTCGCAAGACTAGTATCAAATATCCGTTTGGCATCTTTTTTCATCTGTATCGTGTCGCTCTTAAACGTTTCTAGTTTATTTATAGTATCTGGAAAATCGGCTATAGTTATGTCGTCAGGGATAATCTCTGATAATCTAGGTTCTGTAAAGTCCAAACTTTTTTTGCGTAGATCATCATATATAGGATCTTCTAACTTTACTAATTCTCTTGCGATTTTTTTATCCAATCGGTTAGTCATTTTTTTCTTCTGCGCCATCTTGTCGATTTTATTTAATTTTTTAGCTGTGGATTTGCTATAAAAACCAGAACTAGTACCCTTAGCAAATCGTCCAAGCTTATCATGATTCTTATTATAATGCATAATGTAGTTTGTTTCATAAATCATTCGAACACCTCATTATTTTACTTTTTTATATTTTTTTTTATTTTTTACAGAATAATACTTTCTAGGTTTACTGCGCCCTTCTATATAACTTCCTAACCCAGCACCGATTGCAGCCATTTTTCCGCCGCTAGAAGCTAATTTAGACGCAGCCGATGCGACAGGATGATATATGAATTGATGACCATTAACTACTGGTATTGGCGCATACATTCCGTCAACTATTCCAGTAGCAGGGTTGACCTGCGGTATATATGTATACTGTGGTATAGCGGTAACACCAATACCCATTAACGAGCCAGAAATAATATTCGTCCCGGCAAGTATTGCTCCAGACATTGCAGCCGATCTCAAAGTTTTTTTCATTATTGTTTCACCAGTTAAATCACGTTGTGATCCATCTTTCGAATATATCGGACCCTCCATTTTATCTATTATTTCTTTACCTAATTTAGACATCTCTTTTATGTTTTTTTCAGTTATTTTTTTCTCGCCTAAAAGTACTTTTTTTTTCTCTTCTTTATTTTTTTTTATAGTTTTTTCTATTTTTTTATTTTTTCTATCCAACCTAAAAAGTTCGTTAGTTTTATATTTTTCAATTTTATTTAACAATCGAACGCCTTGTTTATTTGTGATTGTTTTATTTGCTTCCAAATACTTGTTTTTTTTAGCATTTATGCGATTGCCATGATAACTCAACGTCGAATGACCACTCTTTGCAAATCGTCCAAGCTTATCATGATTCTTATTATAATGCATAATGTAGTTTGTTTCATAAATCATTCAAATGCCTCCCTGTTTAATTTATAAGCAACGTATGCATCCATCAGTGCTGCGACGGCATCTATCTTCTGATCATAACGTTTCTTCCAAAGTTTTCGGTTTCCATTTGTATCTTCAAGGGTTATACAGTTACCCATAGAGAACTCCATAAGCGATTCATCAAAAATAAGCATTCTTTCTTCTGCTAATTTCTTAATTTCACCTAAAGGAACTGATTCTGTTTTGGCTCCCTGAATAACCTTGACGATACCGAATGGTCCGTTTTCTTGTTCCCATCTACCTACGAAATCTTTAGCATTATATGGGTCATATCCGAAACAGCATACATCATAACCTAAATCTATTATGTGCATTTCCAGATCATCGTATACATCCATCATGTCTAGAACTGTGCCTTCTAATACTATAAGACTTCCTTCGTTTATAAATTCATCATATTTCTCTTTCATTGCTCGTGAGAGCTTACTATAAGTTAGAGATGAAATGTAGTTTCTAGTTTTAACTCCAAAATCACCTCTGCCTAGTGGAAACAAGAACGTAAACGCACAAAAGTCGTCACCTTGAGATAAGTCTGCACCCATGGCACATGGCATTTGCCAGAAATCCGCTTTTGGATGTGTCAGCGTTTCCTCGTAAGTGAAGAAATACGTATATCCCTCCATAGGTATTCCGAATCTTTTTGCAAGTATATCGTTTCTGGTTGCCGGTGCTTTTTCCGCTCTTTCTACTTCTAGCTGGTATGTTTCATAAGACACAGTTTTACCGATATTAGGATTGGCTTTCTCCCACATATCAGGATTGTTTACTTCATCTATTGAATCTAATCTGTAATACCAGATAGAAGTGTGAGGATTATTGTATTCCCCTTTTAGCATACTCATCAATTCCATTTTGATTGTATCCCCTGGACCATTTCTAACGGTACCCTCGGAACTAATCGCGACGATCAAATAGTCGTCTGAGGAAGCTCCCTTTTCTTTTGTGGCTCCCTGCTCTACGGCACCTACAACATCTTCTCGAACATCTCCGGATAGCCACTCGTCAATTGTTATACACTTAACATTAAGACCCTGAAGTTTATCTATACTCATAGGTCTTATTTCCAACAAACTTCCAGTTAAGAAATTTTCTATTCCCTTTTTAGTCGATGCTAACTTTTGTCTGAACGCACTATTACCTGATGTATTTCTAAGAGAACCGTCGGTTAAGAATTTAAACAGAGGTCCTCTAGATCTGGTTATAGCTGTTCTAATAGGAGACAACACTTCTTCGGCCTGTCTCATCGTTGGAGCGGTTGTCACCTGATGAGTCGTGGTCGTATCAACATTAAGAAAATAGTTTTGCAGACATGACGCATACATAGATTTGGCAGCACCTCTGGCCACTATCAAGTATTGCTTAGTTACTAGTCTTTTCTTAACTCTCTTCTTAACATACTTTCCTCCATGACCGTCTTCATTTGGTTCATATACACTTCTGTCAACGTAGTAGTACCATCCGAATATCTGTTCTGCCCAAAGTTTGAATGTATCAAGAAGATGTAGAGGCGAGCCATCAGTAAGAACTAATTCGTTTTCACAGAATTTAACAAATCCTTCTACGGCTTTATCGTCGTAATAAACTCCAGGATTTTCAATCAATTCGTCGATACGGTGCATTTCCATTGATATCTCTCTGCATACTGGGATATCACCTCTCAGAACTGCTTCTCTGAATTTACCATAATAAATAGGTGTAGCAGTATTAGATAACAATAGAATCACACTCCTTTTAATGTTCTTTTATACTATATACTCGCTTTGGATTTGGAACCATTTTAGCCAGGTCTTCCATTTGTTTCTCTAATTGCAAATTGCGTTCTGTCGTATTTGTAAGTTTCCTACGCTCTTCATATATAGGAACTTTTAAATTTTTAGCCGCTTGACTTTCTGGAGTTTGGAATTGAATTTCGAATGAGATTCCATCATTATTCGCAAATACACTCTGAACAGATTTGTGTTTAGCCATACCCTTATCAAAACGATCGAAATAATTTTTACATTTTATTTCGTTATAACCTTTATTAAGTAGATCATTTTTAATCGCATTATAGTTTTTAACAAAATTATCATTTCGATTTATCACGGTATATCTGATCGAATCTTTTATATCATTTGCTGCAGTATTAAAGTCGACTTTATTTTCTTTAGAATCTGCTCCAATTTTTGCAGCGATTGAATTTGGCTGTTTTAAGCGATAGTCCAATCCGTATAAACTTCCACGTTTATTAACTGATTTTTGTAAGTCTTTCGTAATCTTCGGTTCATATTTAGAAGCTTTAGCAAATATTTTATTTGCTATCTTTCCGCAGATATTAGCTT